TTGTAGTATCTGATCGCCAACATCTTTCTTCTTACGGTTTTTAAACACGATGCGATCGTCAAGTACTGCTTGAATAAATTGCATCTTCACATTAAGCCAACGAAGATCTTCTTGAGCTTCTTCTCTGCGCTTCTCAATACGCTGTTGTAGAACACCAAGGCGAAAATCAACAAAGTCTTTGATTAAAAGACGCTCATCATCATACTCACGAAGCTTTCCATCTGGTCCAATCACCGTTAAGTTTTCAGACAACGGCTTACTCAACTTAAACTTAGAAATGATCTTAGCATCATTCCAGTTTGCTGAAGTGTTTTGCTTTAATTTGATTTCAAAAGAGAAACCAGTCTTATCACAAAGATCTTCATATGATACGATGTCACCATCATCTTCAAGCTTATCAAGTACCTTAACATATGATTCACGATCAAAACCATATGGAACTTCAGTAATCATCATTACTGTTTTGGTTTTCTTATGGTATTTACCATAAACAATGTGGCGATCTTCAACAGGATCATAGTCGACTCGTCCTTTGAACTCAGGAAATGACACTGGAGCCTTGTTGGTTATATTACCATCCGACAAGTATTCACGAACGAGGCGAGAGAGGTCGTCTACTGATCGTGGAAGGATGTTTGTAGCAAAACCAGTGGCAATACCCTTAGTTCCATTAGCCAATACCAAAGGAAGTACTGGTAGATAGAATGCCGGTGGTTCGTGTTCCGGATCAGGGTGGGCGGGGGCCAGGTCAACATCGCGAATATACTTCTCAAAGTTTTCGCTTAAGCGCGTGTAAACATAACGTGCTGCGCCTGCTTCTTGAACTAGTCGAGTACCAAAGGAACCACGACCCTCGACTAGGCAGACATTGTTATTCCACGTTGCAGCCATTAGTTGCCCGGCCCCCGCGGCAGACGTCTCTCCATGATTGTACCCATAGTCTGATATAATACCTGCAACAGCGGATACTTTCTTAAAGTCACGCTTTGAGTTGAGGATACTGCTATAAAGGTAGAACCTTTGGACAGGCTTTAACCCGTCAATCATATTAGGAATCGCTCGTGATTCCACGGTGTACATTGCAAATGATTTCCACTCGTTGGATGCAACCTTCGAGATTGGATATTCATTTTCTTCAACTGTAAATTCCATCAATGACATGACGAACCCTTTTTCAATTTATAGTACCATTCTATCACAGTTTTTGGTATATGTCAACCAAAATATTTTTCAAGCATGTCTAAAACGTCTTGATATTTAGCCATTTCAAGGATTTCTGTTTCCATTGCTTCAAAAACATCTGGATGCTCGCCAATTCCCGCTGGATTATTAAGATATACCTCAACGTTCATTCTATGTTTTTGAATATGTCCGTGGGCATGAGCCTTCATTGCTTCAATCATTACTTCTTGTTCTAGTGCCATTATTTTTCTCCTTATTGGAACATGTAGTCTTTACGTAATTGCGAATCTTTTCCAAACATCATTTGGAACATACCAGCATCGTCAACCGTAACTGTGTCGTACACTGGTTTATTGATAATAGTATCATATTCTTCTTCCGTCAAACTTCCCAAACCTTTGATGTAGCGATGTTTCCACCCATCTTTGCTTGACTTAAATTCATTCGCCTCTTCATATGTATAAAACCACTTGATTTGAGATCCTTTTGTAGAAATCATAATAGGCGTTCTAGTGATCTTGACTTTCTTTTCAAGAAGAAGCCGTGGCCAAAACTTGTAAAAGAAGGCAATTAAAAGAGGACTAATGTGGCCGATACCATCATGGTCAGCATCAGTCAGTGTTGCAATATGTTCATATGTCATATCATCAACTGAGTTTGGATTTGTAATATCCAATCCAAGAACTGAGATCAATTCTGAGAGCTCTTTGTTCTTAAGAACATCAGCAGGTTTCATATCCCACGTGTTCATAATAACACCACGAAGAGGATAAGCACCCACCTTATTTGGATCACGTACTTTGAGAAGGAAGCCCATCGCTGAGTCACCCTCCACAATTTTCAAAGTAGCATCATCCTTATTTGCTGCAATATGCTTAGCCACTTTAACCTTACGCAATTTCTTTTGAGCAAGAGTAGCAGCTCGTTTGTCTGCAGCGATTTTCTTTGCAAGCTGAGCCTCAATAATCGGATCAATAATAGATGGAGTATTCAGGATCTTACGAGCAAAGAAATCAGCCTCACGAATGCCAGACGCAATCGCATGTTCCTTTACATTACCCATTGGATTCGTCAGTCTTTCTTTTGTCTGCGAGTCAAATTTTGGGTTAGTAAAGTTCTTAGCGAACATGACAAACGTGAGACCGTTCTTAATTGTCGACTTGACAACTTCGATTTTATGCTTGCGCTTAATCATAGTTGTAAGTTCTTCAACAATACCATTCACGATAAAGTCTACATATGTACCACCTTGTCGTGTATTCACACCATTTACAAATGAGTTGTTACGGAAACCATCTTCAGATGTAGTGATGAAGAATGAAAGATCTTCAGTTTTCTCGATGATTGCTTCTTCACCAAAAAGCTCAGCATACTTTTTCAGGTTGTTGACCTTGATGCGTCGCTTATTAAAAGAGAATGCAATTTCAGGGAATGCCATTTGAAGCGAAGACAAACGATCTTCAACTAAAGCAACTGTATCGAGTTCTTGTAAACTGTCGACTTCGAACAAATCGAAATCAGGAGTAAACCAAACTTCGGTTCCGTTTCCGTCTTTTGGAGTTTGCTTTTCACGAATATCCTCTGCACCATTCTTACATTCAACTGTAAGCATATTGCCGTTAGACCAAGTCTTACCGACAAACTTAGATGATAAGAAGTTAGTAGCAGCCGAGCCAACACCGTTGGTGCCAATAGTTACTCGTTCATCGTCAAAACTTGTACCCGCATTAACACGTGTCCAAGCTGCAGTCGCACGAGCAATCTTGTTGTCTGTTGTCTCATCATAAACAAGCTCTTGCGGAATACCACGGCCATTGTCCGTAATCGTCACCTTATTATTATCTATAGACACGTTGATTTTGTTCGCATACTCAAAGTTTGTGCGAATGGCTTCGTCTATAGAGTTGTCAAGAATCTCGTCAATCATTTTCGATAGCGCTGGAACATACCGTGAGGTTTTCCATTCACCCATCACAAAACGCTCGACCTGTTCTTGAGCACTAGAGCCCATATACATACCAATACGTTCTCTGACGTGTTGGCGAGCTGTTAAGATTTTGAACTGTTCAGTCAAGATTTTATCCCTTTTGGAAACATTATTAAGCTATTCTATACTATTTCTTTTGTTATGTCAACCCTTAAATTTCTCCAATCCAATGGGTGCAGTCATCGCAAGGATCATCGAATTGATAACATCGATAGTCTTCGGCCATGCAGTTCCTTTCGGTTGTTGGCTCATTATTTATAAATACTATCATAGAGTTTCAGAAATGTCAACAGGAAATTTCATATGATTACAAATTATCTGTCTCCAGTTGGCTTTGTGGTGTCAATTCAACGACTACCAAATGTAGAATTTTTCACACAAAGAGCCACGATTCCAGGAGTCAACATTACACCTGCACCTCAGGCTGCTCCCATCCATCAGTTGTATGCTGTTGGTGATCGCCTTGAGTACCAAGAACTCGACATGAATTTTATCGTGGACGAGTCTATGAATAATTATAATGAGATCCTTGCATGGATGGAAGGTATTGGTACTCCAGAAAAGTCGACACAGTTCAGAGATCTTGAGAAAGGTGACGGCACTACATCAGACATCCGCATCGTGATTTCAAACTCTAACAAGAATCCAAACATTGAGTTTACTTTCTTCGATTGCTTTCCAACTAGCCTCAGCCCAGTCTCTTTAGATGTGACAGGAACTGACGTCATCTACCCTGAATGCTCAGTAACTTTCAGGTATACTCGTTTCGAATACAGAAAAATGTAGTTGACATTTCTATCAAAGTGTGATAGAATGTATTATAAAATGGTTTTGAAAGGTATGAAATGAGTACTGATGATATAAGTGAGATTTGGGCAAAAGATGCAAACATCGACGAAACGAATCTCGTCGGTGAGTCTAAGAAAATCCCTTCATTACATAGCAAGTACTATAACATGTACTTCCGAGAAGCGCTTAAAGTGAAGAAGCTTCGTTATGATTACAAGCAACTTGAGCTTGCAAAGAGAGAGTGGTATGATGGATCTATGGCTGAAGAAGATCTTCGTGAACGCGGATGGAAACCATACCAGAAAAAAATCATTCGTCAGGATATAGATAAATATATCCAAGCAGACAAGGATATTGTAAATCTAAGTTTAAAGATCGACTATCATACAGCTCGAGCAGATTACTTAGAAGACATTGTGAAAACTATTCATAGTAGAAACTTCATTATTAAATCAATGATTGATGTGTTGAAGTTTCAAGCAGGAGAGTACTAGATTATGAGTGATGTGGTGAATGTTGAGGAAGGAAATGCGGTGCACCTGAAGGTGACGGCCGATCCCGGCACTCGCCAAGAAATTGCTGAATACTTTTCATTTAAACCAAGTGGCTATCAATTTTCTCCGGCGTACAAGAATAGAGTGTGGGATGGTACCATTCGTTTGTATCAGCCGATGCGCCCAGTACTTTATGTTGGTTTGTTTCCAAGACTGAAAAAGTTTTGCGAAGATCGTGGTTATGAGTTAAATGCACCAGCACATCTAATGCATGGAGAGGAGATTCCTGATGACTACGGTTATGAATTGGCTAAAGAGATTGGTTGTAAGTTTGAACCACGGGATTACCAAAACCAATACGTTGTTGATGCAATCCGGGATTCAAGATCATTGTCCTTGTCTCCTACTAGTTCTGGCAAATCGTTAATCATCTATCTGATACAACAACACTATTGGAGAGTTTATGAGCACAGAACACTTATCATCGTCCCAACAATCTCACTGGTTCATCAGATGGCTGGAGACTTTAGGGACTATGGATGCGAGGACGACATATACACGATTCAGGGCGGTGTAGATAAGAATACAGATGCTCCAATCGTTATCTCAACTTGGCAGTCACTTATCAAACAACCAAAGGATTGGTTCTCTCAGTTTGGTGTTGTACTTGGCGACGAAGCTCATTTGTTCCAGGCCAAAAGCCTTCAAAAAATTATGGAAGGTTTAGATCAGTGTTACTATCGACATGGCTTTACTGGTACTTTAAAATCAGAAGAAAGCAAGACACATCGGCTGGTACTAGAAGGTTGCTTTGGCGGCGTAAGAAGGCACGTGACGACTAAAGACTTGATGGATTCAGGTACTGTTGCAGACTTTAACGTTAAAGCAATCGTATTGTCACATCAACAGGATGTAAGAAAAAGCTTTAAGAAAGCGATTGGTCAGATACAGGTAGCAAGTAAAAAGTATCCTGCTGAAAGAGAATTCATTGTCAACAATCACAAGCGAAACATTTTTATTCGAAATTTGCTTTGGTCTCTCAAAGATCAGAACAATTTGGTTTTGTTTGATTTGGTTGAAAAGCATGGCAAGATCCTAGAGCCGATGCTAAAGAAAGATGATCGCCAACTCCATTTTATATATGGAGCTACGAAAGGTGATGAGAGAGAACGTATCAGACATCTCGTTGAGAATGATCCCATCAAACAACATGATATCCTTGCATCATATGGTGTTTTCTCAACGGGTGTAAATTTAAAAAAACTTGATAACGTAATCTTCGCTTCTGGTTCTAAATCTGAAATCAAAGTATTGCAATCAATTGGTCGTGCCCTTCGAAAGGGCAACGACGCCGATAAGGCGACTCTGTATGATATTGCTGACGATCTTTCGGTGGGGACTTACCAGAACTATACTCTCCAGCATTTCCGGAAACGGATTGAGATCTACGGTCAGGAACAGTTTGCTGTCAAGATATACACAGTAGAAATCTAATATTGGTTTGTAACTGATAAATCAGATTATACCAGGCTTTGATAGTGATGTCAACAGTTTTTTTCACAATATATTAACTTTTTACAGTTGACATTTCAGTCAATATGTACTATATTATATCTAAGTAACATTAGGAGGCGCAAAGAAATGCTATGGCTAAAAGAGCAACCCGCAATTACGTAAACAACAAAGATCTTCTTGAAGCACTCATCAAGTACAAAGAAGAGTGTAGAGAAGCAGAGGATGCAGGAGATCCGTTGCCACGAGTACCAGACTACATTGGAAAGTGTATCTATCAGATCGCTACTCGGCTTGCAACAAAACCAAACTTCTCTGGATATTCTTATAAAGAAGATATGATTTCAGATGGAATTGAGAACTGCCTACTTTATATCGGTAACTTCAATCCTGAGAAATCTCAGAATCCATTCGCTTACTTCACTCAAATTATTTGGTACGCGTTCCTGCGTCGTATTCAAAAAGAAAAGAAGCAGATGTACATTCGATTTAAGTCATCTCAGAACATGTTATCAACAGGTGATACTTATTCTGGAGGTGAAGAGGTTAATTTGAATCTTACAACAAGTGCAGATTATATGAATACATTTATTGAAGATTTTGAAGATAAGCTGAAGAAAGATAAGGAAAAGAAAAAGTGAAGATAGCAATCGTAACAGATATGCATATCGGAGTCCGTGGTGATTCCAAAGTTTTTGCAGATCATCAAGAGAAGTTCTTCTTAGAATGTTTCTTTCCATATCTTGACGAGCATGGGATTGATACTGTATTTGATTTAGGCGATACATTCGATCGTCGTAAGTTCATCAACTATGTATCACTTAAGCGTGGTAAAGAGTTCTTCTTTGATCAGCTTGCAAAACGAAACATTGAGTATCATGCTCTGGTTGGAAATCATACGACATACTACACTAATACGAATGAAGTGAATAGTATGGATCTTCTTCTAAAAGAGTATGACAACTTTCACATCTATCAGCACGAAACAAAAGAGTTGACATTTGGATCAACTAAGTTTATAATGGTACCGTGGATTACAAAAGACAATAATCAGCATTGCTTTGATAGCATCAAGAACTCAGATGCTCATGTCCTTGCTGGTCACCTCGAGCTAAAAGGCTTTGAGATGATGAAAGGTCAAGTTTGTACTCACGGTATGGATAAAGATCTGTTTAGTCATTACGAGCAGGTTTGGTCTGGTCATTTCCATCATCCTTCTAAGTATGGTAACATCGAGTACCTTGGTGCGCCCTACGAGATGACTTGGTCAGACTATCAAGGAAAGCGTGGCTTCCATGTTTTTGATACAGAAACAAGAGAGCTTACTCGAATTGATAATCCATTCCAGATATTCCACAAAATTGAATACGATGATAGTGATATGACAATTGAAGATATTGCTCATCTTGATACCACAAACATCAAAGATGCGTATATCAAAGTGATTGTAAAGAACAGAACAAATCCCTACATTCACGATTTGTTTATCAACAAACTTGCAGACGCTGGTGCCACTGATGTTAAATCAATCGAAGACACCTTGAATATTGAAAGTGAGGGAATGGATGAAATCCTTGATGAAACCCAAGATACGAAGGACATACTTCATGCCTTTATCGATTCTATGGAAACAAAAGTAGATAAAGTGAGTGTAAAAAGAGTTATTGATGATTTATATATTGAGGCACAAAGTATTGCATGAAGATATTATTTAAGGAATTGCGTTATAAGAATATTCTATCTACGGGAAATTCTTTTACAACAATTCATTTAAACAAAAAGACAAACACTCTAGTGAGTGGTACGAATGGCGCAGGCAAATCTACAATGCTTGACGCCATTGTATTTTCTTTATATGGTAAACCTTTCCGTAAGATTAATAAGCCACAGCTTATCAACTCTATCAATCAAAAAGAATTACTTGTTGAGATTGATTTTGTAATTGGCCAAGCTCAGTATATGGTACGCCGCGGTATCAGACCAAACTTGTTTGAAATCTTTAAGAATGGTGAGCTTATCAATCAAGATGCAGCAGCTCGTGACTATCAAACATATCTTGAGAAAAACATTTTAAGATTAAATTATAAGTCATTTACTCAGATCGTTGTACTTGGTAGCGCTACATATGTACCATTTATGGAATTGCCAGCACATGGAAGACGAGAAGTTATTGAAGATCTTCTTGATATTCAAGTCTTTAGTACAATGAATACTCTTCTCAAAGAACGTTTGATCGAGAACAAAGAACAGATCTCTGAGAACAACTATCAAAAGAATCTTACAGAGTCTAAGATTGAATCTGCTGAAGCTCATAATGCTTCTATTCGTCAGATTCGTCAAGATGAAGTTGACAAGATCAAGGAGAAAATGAATGAGCATATATCTAAGATCGAAACAGAGAAAGCAGAAATTGAAAGCACTCAAGAAGCTATCGAAGAGCTTATCAAAACAATCACAGATAAATCAGACGTCAAGTCAAAAATCGACAAAGCTCGAAACCTAAATCAAGAATTGAGTTCTAATCTTCGTAATTATATGAAAGAGCTCGCCTTCTATCATGATAACGATAGTTGTCCTACATGTAAACAAGGTATTGCTCACGATTTTAAATCAAGTGTTGTTACCGAGAAAAGTAAAAAGGTTGAAGAACTAGAAGCTGGAATATTAGAATTATCTAATAAGGTAAATGAATATGAAAATCGTATCAATGAAATATCTTCGATTGAGGATAAAACTGCATCTCTTAGCTTGCAAATTAGTGAGCATCGAGCAACGATTAAAATTTCAAAGAATGCGCTTATATCTTATAAAAAAGAGCTTGACAAAGCTGAAGAAGAAGTCGAAGCGGTAGATCAAACTCAACTCAATCTTTTACGAGAAACAATGCAGTCTATCGAGACTCAACAAACCGATCTCTTTAATCATAAAGAAGTCTTGTCTGTGGTGTCAACTATGCTTAAAGATGGAGGCATCAAATCAAAAATCATTCGTCAGTATATCCCAGTGATGAACAAACTCATCAATAAATACTTGAGTGCTTTTGATTTGTTCGTTGACTTTCAACTTGACGAGAACTTCAATGAGGTGATTAAGTCTCGTTTCAGAGATGCTTTCTCATACTCTTCATTCTCAGAAGGCGAGAAGCTTCGCATCACTCTATCAATTATGCTATCATGGAGAACCGTAGCAAAGCTTCGTAACTCAGTATCGACAAACTTATTGGTACTTGACG